GCCGTCGTTACGGTCTCGGATCGGTCTGTTGCCGCATCCCCGATATTGGTCAGCGATGACGTTGCCAGAACCAGAGTGACTGGTGACTGCAGATCGCCAATGTAATTTCCTTGCAGGCTCATATCTCGCCACTCACCTGCGCTACGGGGTCAATGCCGGTCGCAATCGTCCATGCCTCGCCGGCCGGGATGATCACCTGAAACTTGTGCAATTGGCCGTCTGATCGGAACGGCAAGACCTTGTTTCGCGGGTTTGGCGCGGAAACTGCCGACCACGTCAGCGGCCCACCGGGATAATCAGTCACTCCGTCCCGTGCCGTGAAGTTGTTCGCGTCGGTCGTTACCCGTGCCGAACTGACATATGACCGCGCCAAGCCGTCAATCTGAATGTCTGCGGTATTCAGCGTTGCCATCAGGCTTTCGCCGGAGAAAAACGCCAGCTTGTTGTCATCCGTGAACGTCGCGAATGTCGGTCGCCCACCGTTGAATGTCCGACTGTCAAACGGCACATCAATGTCGTTTATCGCTCCGTAAAGCTCCCCCAGGCCGTCCCAGGTCACACCGGGAGTGGCGAGTGCCACCATTTCGCCAACCGGGATATCTGTCGTGCACCAGCGATCAAGCTGCCAGTCATACCCAAGACGGTAACTCGTGCCGTCGTTCTTGATGAACTTCCACCAGATGATCTTTTCAAACGGATCGGCCGCGCCCTGCACTTCCTCAATCCGCGACGGGTCGAGCTGCGAAAAGAACCACCTGTCTACGCGTTCCGCACCAATCGGCGTTCGTTCAGCTCCAGAGAAAAACCCGTCTTCCGAGAGGTAGAAGAACCGATTTGGCCCAAGAGAGACAATCGAGCGCGGCGCAACGCATCCCTGTTTCGGGTTGATAACCGTTCTTGTGAACGTAAAGTTGGAATTTGGAGCATAGGGAAAGCTCTGCATGGCGTAGCGCTGCATGACGTAGAAGCCGCCGGGAACGCCAAACCCGCCCATGACTTCCTCACCTTCGGGAAGTTCCTGAAAGTCGGAACCATGTTTGCCGATAATCCACTCTTCCGGGTTGTTCAGCGCGCTCCAGCGGACCGTTTTCGCGCCGTAGGCACCTTCAAGATAGCCAAGCACCAGAAAATCACCGGCCACCCATGAATATTTGGCTTTCGGCGGGTTGCCTGCCAGATCAGCAAAATCGCCAGCCGCCTCGATATCGTATGCCTGGATATCGTCATTGAGATTGTGAGCGAATATTTGCGTCCCAAACAGGGTGAAGCTCCACGAGTCCTCATCCGGAACATTGTAAGGAGCGCTTGGCCCGCTGATATCCTCCCATGTGTAATTGGTCACATCGAGACGGTAGAGGGCCGTCTTTGTGCCGGCGAGAATGACAATCGTCCCGGATGCGGTCTGGACGTAAACCGCACCCTTGCAGGCGTCTGGCAGGGCAGTCGAGATCGGCAACAGCCCCGGCATCGGTCCCCATCCCCCAGCCACAGGAAGAGTGTTGAGGATGTATTCCGATGATGCCGAGTCAAACGGGCTCTTGTCTGGTTCGAAATTCCCAAACGGGATCATCATGTCAGTTGATCCGGTATTTCAGCCAGCCGCGAATGTTTGTCGTTGCCTTGATATTGGCATCCGTAAGCGCGACAAACGTGCCCGTGTCGTGTCGATTCAGTGCAAAGACCGATGACGATACGCCCATGCGTGGGAATGGCGTTGTGCTGATCAGCAAGCCATCCGATACCTTCATGACGCCCATCCCCTCATGCGTGGATGTCGCAGCTGGGCATGGATTTCCGGCGACGGTGAGGCTACCGGTCAAAGCAGCAACGGCATTGACTGTGATGTTGAACCACAATGTAACCTCGTCGCCGGAAATGGAGTAAGTCCCCTCTGTCGTCTGGTCAGCCAGAGGAGTTCCACCCACACGCAGCTGAGGAGACCAGGATAGAGGTGCGAGACGAGCGCCAGAATTATCGACATTGCCGCGCCAATCAAAGACCGCCGTAGAGCTGGCCGCAATCGAGGTCTGGCTGGTGATTGGATTATCCTCAATAATAGAGTCAATGATAGCGCCACCACGCCAGCCAGTCAGACAAACGACGTTACGATCAATCTTTTGATTGTCGCCAATTGTACCGTTGCGGAAGTAAATCGCCCCGCCGCTGTCCATGACGAAATTGTAGCTGGAGACGCCAACCGTGCCGTTCTGCCGAACATCCGTGCCGTCGAACTCGATGACGCCGGTCGTGCCAGCAACGCTGCTGGCAGCAATAGCCGCATATTGCGTCATTCGGCGCACGCTGCCACCGGAGACTTTCACCTTCCCAGGGAAGTCTCCGGCAATTCCCCGCCTACCTCCGGTAAGCTTAACGTCATTCAGGCGAGTATTTCTAATCGTGCGGTCGAAGGTGGCCGTGACTGCCGCGACGTTGGCAATCTCAACTGGTGTGATGTTGACAACAGTATCGCCGGTCTCAACCCACTTCGACACAAAGACTGTACCTGTGGGGTACTTGAGGGGGGTGCCGATGTTGAAGCGCGTCGTTACAGGGGATGACAGCGTAACAGTCGTTGCCCCGAGCGCAAATCCTGCAGCCGTAGTTGTATAACTCGGCAAGCTTCCGAACACCTCGACGCAGGGTTCACCATTCGTCACGTCGTCCTGAGGCTGGGAAATCTTGGTGTCGTTAATCCAGACGCCATCTGCATCACGAAGGTAGACGCCTCCGTACATGTTCATATTGTTGAAGGAGGCGATACCTCGGAAATTGTCGATCGTCAGCGCTAGAGGCACGCCGCCCGGATCTGTCGGGCTGTCGTGGCCCTTGGCGTATATGTTGCTAAACGAGAAATCGCCAATCGTGTTGCGGATCCAGATTTGGCGCACATAATCAGTCGAAGAGGCCGGATCACGCGGGCCAGCATCCCAGACGATGTTATCGAACGAGACAGCCTGCCAGTAGAATTGCCGCGCCCGTGGCTGAACAGCGCGATACCGCATGCCGGCGTATGCACTCCCGGCATAAGCAGCAAGGTCAGCGTCAAGCTGCTTGGAGGTGTTCACGCCGGAGATATCGATGGCTGTCACGCCATTGCCGCCAGAACCGCCGGAATAGGGGCACGTGATGTTCGTGAACGAGAAGTTGGAATAGACCTGACCGAAGTCTTCCGGATGCGCGAACGTCTCACCCTCGTCACCAATCGGGAGATCGACCAGCTGAACGCAATTCGGGTCGTTCATGCGGAAATTGTCCACATGGACATCGTAGCAGGACGACAGGGCAATCATGCGCTGCGTGTATTCCGCCTCGCAGTTGGTGATGTAGATGCCGTTCGGATGGAACGAATAATGGCTGGGGAGGAAGGGAGACTGAACCAACCCTGTGTTCGACCGCACACCGTTGCACAGTGCTGAACCCGTGCCGGTGGTGATGACCATGTTGTCCGTGAAGGTGGACGAGACCGTTGACTGGTCGGAGAGATGCAGGATACCTGTCGTGCCGGAAAGAACGGTGATATGAGCAATCGTTGCCGTGGGAGGCGTGCCGCCCGTACCGGTGACAGTCTGGCCGATGGAGAACGTGCCTGAGCCGCCATCATAGGCAAGCTGATACACCCACGTTCCGCCGTCTGCCGTCGCAGAGCCGCCATTGGTATCGACAAGGCCTTCGTTGTTCTGGAAAGCGCCGCCGCGCACTTCCTTGATGCAGAGCCGGCCAGTCCCGCCGCCAAGGTCTTCGATTTTGGTGATATAGCCTTCCCCGCCCGAAGAAAGCCCGCGAACAATCCGCCCTTCGGTGAAGGGAACGGAAAGCCCGTCATAGTAAATCGATGCAGTGGAGACGCCGTTGGACCATGCGCCCCAATGGCAAAGGACCGCATCACCATGTGGTGACGTGTCCGATGCGCCGATGAATTTGCAGTTGTTGACACGGATATTGCGGCTGCGAGACAGGAATGCAAGCGCGTGGCCGGTTCCACCTTCGATGCGGGACAGGCGCATGCTATCGATGATGATGTTCTTGACCGGGATCGTTTCTTCCTGCGTCAAGGGGTTAGGGAACCAGTCGCAGGTCGTGATGCATGTGCCGTTGTGACCTGTGCCGTTGGTGATATCGTTGGCGGAATAGACAGCCAGATCGAAGTTGCGGATCGAAAGATTGCTGGTCTTGGAGATCAGCAGTCCGGGCGCCGTGTTGTCCGTGTTGATGCGCAGGCGGTCTTCCTGGCTGCGTCCGTAGATGTTGACGGGATACTGGAGCGTCATCGGGCCGTCTGAAATGAACGACCCGTCGTTGATGATGTTCTTGATTCCCTCGTTGTAGGCCACCTGAAACAGGTCTTGATAGCGGTCCTGCTGGCTTGCGCCGTTCTCCGTCGCGCCAAGGTCGCGAATGGACATCCACGAATAGTCGCGATAGATCAGCTTGCGCGTGAAGGCGCCTGTGACCGGGCCGGTTGTCGTTCGCGTTGCCGAGATCGTCGCAACGTCCTGGCGAACACCGCGCTCCTCTGCATCAAGGCCAACGAGGGTTGTTGCGTCCTCAATCGGAAGCTCTTCGGCCTTGACCTTGAATAGGCTCATTTACGGCTCCTGCACTTCAACAAGCGATGAATCGATTTCAAGGAAGGAATAGCCCTCGCCGGGAACGAGGCTGCCACCATCGCCGCCCGTGCCGGGGTGGATGTGGCTGATGCCGGACATGTTGCGAACGATGCCGTTGATGCGAACGCGAGGGCGCGCGTACTTCGCCATCATGTCTTCGGCTGCGAGACCGTCGATAATGGCCTTGAGGAGCGCTGCGGAGCGCTGAAACAGGGTGTTGTCGCGGATGAACATCGCGACTTGCAACAGCGTCCCGTGCAGGTACGCATTTGGCTGCTTTTGAAGAAGCCAGTTCGTGTGATCTTCCACCGTCACGATGTCATCGATCTTGGCGTAATACGTCAGCTGCAGGTCGCCATAGCTGAAATCGCAGTGGTACGGCCGGATGTACTGGCGGTCGATCTCGAAGGGCACGTCACGCCCGCAGCAGTCGCTATCCGAGCCTGATTTGAGCGTGAGGTATTCGAGATAGTCGGCGGGGAGAGGATAGTAGCCGGAAGCCCCTTCGATAGAGACGAGCCTTTCCATCTCCCGCACGCGAATGGCCGGCACCATGCCATCCTGACCATGATTGAACATCGCAGTGGTGAGCGCGATCAGCTCCGGCAGTTCCGCGATCAACGACGCATCGGTTTCACGCGCTGCCCAGCGAAGGACAGACGCTTGAAGTCCTGCATAATCCATCAAACTCTCCCCCGCTTGGTGCGGTAAATCTCGTTCTCTGGCCTATTTAGCCACCATTTCATGTGATCACGGTCGCCTTCGCGAAGCTTCTCCATGATCTGGCTTTGGGAGGAATAGAGGACGTTGAGCGGAATGCTTGCGACCTTGGGCGTGTCGCCCCAGCGCTGGCCATCTGTCTCGTTACGCAGAAACTGGTTGCCGGCTAGCAGTTCATCGGTGAAGAGGTATTCCGTCTTCACGACGGACTTGCCGTCGCCAATGTCTGCGATGTAGCAACGATGCGTGGGCGTCTCTGTCAGAAACTCCCACGCACTGTCCGGAATGCTGCTGTAATCAGGCGATTGCGTCATTGCGTTCTGCAATCCTGTTGGCGATCACGTCCTTGGCTTCCTCGACGGGAAGAGCGATGTGGGCGCCGACCATGACCTTCAGGGATTCTTCATCGCTCATCGGGCGATAGGTTCCTGTCTTTTCGTCCTGGATCTGGGCTTCGACAGACACAGGGCGATAATTCTTCAGCAGCTTGACCGGGAACAGCTTCTCGCTGGCCTTCTTCTTCTGCTTGATCTTGTCCATTTCCGGATTGGCCTTGAACTCTGCCGGCTCGTCGTCCACGGGGACAAAACGCTGCTCGCCCTGTGGCTCTGCAAAGCGGTTGCCCTGATCCGGATTTGATGCAGCGGCCTTGCTGCCTGCTTCTTCGATCGCCGTCTTCAGCTTGTCATCGCTGGTGCGGCCGTCGAAGGTGAGTTTCAATTCTGTTGCTCGCTTTTCGAGTGCGGCACGATCCATGATAGTTCTCCTGAAGGGGCGGGATTGCCCCGCTAGCTAAACGCACCAGCGGGGCAAATGTTCTGTTATACCGTTGCAGAGAAGGGAGTGGCTTCCGTGCCAGTTCCGGACATGACGATGTTGACGGACCAGAGGCCAGCCGCGACATCCTTGAGGATGATGCGATCACCCTTGATGCCGCCTGTCGTGGTGCCGTTCAGCGTGATCGTGTCCGACGAGGCTGCAGTCTCGAAGGCAACTACCGTATCGCCGCCATCCTGTGCTGCGACACAAACGCCGGTCATCACGTCGGTCGAGTTGGCGACCTTGATGATGTCCGAGTTGGACGTGACGGTGGTATTCACCAGGAACTCGAAGACCGATCCATAGCCAAGAGCGGCGGGGAGCGTGACAGTGATGCCGGCGGCGCGGCTGAGAAGGACGACCGCGCCGGTGTTGTTTTCAGGCGTCACGGTATAGGTGGCGCTTGTGATGGACTGTGGCTGCATTCTATCGACCATTGTCGTATCTCCTTACGATGCGCTGGTGAGGCCGAACACATCGGCTACGACGGCCTGCGCGGCTTCGTTGTTGACGATCAGGGTATATTCGGTCAGCAGCACCTTCTTGAGCTGGTCACCGGTCTTGGCCGGGTCGTAGCGGTCGATCGGGCGAAGCGTGCCGAGGCTGACCATCGACGGATCAACGAGGAACACGTTGCGGGATGCAGTTGCACCGGCACGGGCCATCTGACGATCGGGAACGAAGGTCAGCGTACCGAAGTCCGACAGGTACGTGTCAGCCGCCGCAACGATGGTCGTTTGCGAGGACTTGTTGGCTGCATAGCGCTGCTGGGCAACGTTGGTGTCGCTCATGAAGGTCGAGAACACCGTCTTGGTGTACGGCGAACCGAGGATCATGGACGGATTGCCGCCGGCCGTATATGCCGCCGAAATAGCAGCATCGAGCAGGGCCTTGGTGAAGGCGCGCTGTGTGCCGTTGGTTGCCGCGTCAACCAGACCAGTGGTCGAGTTGAAGCCCCCGGATGCACCACCGGCGCCGAGGCTGTCGTTGGTTGCGATCCATGCACGGAAGCCACCAAGCTTGCGGTTGCCGACAGCGTTGCCGGAGCCTGCGGACGAAGCCTGGTTGGAAAGCGTGATGATTTCCATATCGGTCTTGAGTTCGCGGCCCTTCTTGACGATTTCACGCGCCATTTCGGACTTGCGGCCGGCCTTGGAAACAACTTCCTGCGTGCCGGAGATGATGATGCGCTTGTCCGAGATCTGGCAGTAGTTGCCAACGCGAACGGTAGGCGTGATCGGCTGGAATACCCAATCATTGCCTTCCGGCTGGTTGTTCTCGCCGTCAGGGTTGGCGAGCGTATCGGTCTGCCATTCCGGGTGAACGCCTTCAACAGACGTGTTGCCGATCATGGAAAGGAACGGGGTTTCGTCCGGAGTGATACTCCAGATTTTGTCCGCGAGGGTTTCTCGGTTGCCTACGGCATCGTAGGTTTCGAAGGTATTTGCTGGCTGTGCCATTGGTGGTGTCCTTTAAATGTCCCCAAGCGTATCCATGATGGATCGCTCAGCGGCTCTGAGGTCGTGGGGGTTCTTCTTCAGGGCCTGGAAACGTCCGGTTTCGTCGCGTGCCTTGACATCCGGGATGGACATGCGCTGCTTGTTGGCTTGGAGCTTGGGCTTGGCCGCTACCTTCTCAGGTACGGTCTTCGACTTCTGCACCAGCTTCTGGTAGGCAATCGCATCATGGAGAACGCGCATGTAGCGGTGGTCGCCAATCTGGTTGATTTCCTCGATGGGTATCCCGTAGAGATCACCAGCGATCGATGTCAGATCGGCCTTGAACGCTTCACGCTTCTTCTCGTCCTTCAGCCGGGGGACAACCTCGAACAGCTTCTGCGCCTCTTCGGCCAAACGCTGCTGATACTGTTCCCGCTGCTGCTCTGCCGTCTTTTCGGCTTCCTTGTTTTCCTGCTCAGCCAGTTGATTGAGTTCAGCAATCCGAGCTTCGTAAATCTCTTTTTGCTCTGCGTATTCGGTCCATGCGAATGGATCTTCGGACGCACTCAGTTCCGGCCGGACGGGCTTCTGCGGGAGCATCTTTCCGGCAATGCTCAGGATGTATTCACGCTGCTTGCGGATTTCTTCCGTCGCCTGCGCCACCCGCTGTTCGTGTTCCTGATCCAGCTGTGCTTTGTGCTGTTTCAGTTCCTCGGTCTTGCGGGTGAATGTACTCTGAAACATCCCGTTCGCTTTGAGTTCGCCTAAGCTTATCGACTGTCCGTCAGGCAGCTTGATAAGCATGCTGTCGGAAATTTCAGTCGGGGCGTCAGTTTCACTCTCTGTTTCGGTTGCCTCATCGTCATCAAGAGACAGGTCGGGTTCGTCCTCGTCGGTGTTGACTTCGGACTTCTCGTCACTGCCGTTCGCCTCATCGCCTTTGACGCTATCCATTTCAGGGACGTCATCCAGTAGGTTACCGATGGCTGTGACCCCTTCGTCAAAAGACAAAGAGGTGGTGTCTACGGGCCCGCTAGGGGCTGTCGTAGCGTCTGTCATGATGGGTTTTCCTTTAGACTACGGTGCGGAGCTTTCGCTCTTGGGATGACGCGACCATGGCTTGCAGTTGACTGGGGAACTGGTCGCAGACCTTTGCAAAACACTGCAAGTAGATGAGCTTCGTGATGTCGTCGGGATTCGTTTTCACGAGGTCCTCAACCGCCGACGTTCGGATGCGCTGGAGCACTTCGAGGAATACCGGGTCTTTGGCGAGGCGTTCAGCTTCGAGGGCGAGAAATTCCTTGTCCATCAACCGGGCTCCCCGCCTACGCTTACGCCGCTCGTAGCCGAGGCCTTGACCGCTGCGTTCATGGCGTTGCTTTCACGCTTCAATTCAAGCTCTGCCGCGATCTGCTCACGTTTCAATGCGAGTTCAGCAACAAGCTGTTCGCGCTTCAGGCTTAGCTCTGCGTCGATCTGATAGCGCTTAAGCTCCATCTCTGATTGGATCTTCATCTGCTCCATTTGAGCGGACATCTGCATCTTCTGCTGCTCAAGCTGCAGCGTTGCGGCGTCCTTCTGCTGAGTGATTTGCATATCGGCCTGCGCCTTCTGCTGGTCGCCGGCAATCTTGGCCTGCTGTACCTGCATATCAGCCTGCATCTTCTGTTGTGCGATCTGGACTTCCGGCGGCGGCTGCTGTGCTGCGGCCTCTGCCTTCTGCTGCAACTGCTGCATCTCTTCCGGCTTGATCTCCGGATAGAAAGAGTCCGCGTTCCGAATGCCTGCGGCTTCCGCGATCTTCGTTGCCGTCTTTGTAATGCGCGGGATCATATCAATGGCTTGAGACGACATGCCCGACGCCTGGAAGCGATCGGTAAACGCAATCTGCGTGGCAAGGATCTGATTGAGCATCGACATGTCCCGGTCACGGGAGCCTGTGCCCAAGCCCACATTGATCACCGCGTCCATGCCTGCATTCCATTCGCGAGGGTCCATCGGCACCCACTCGTCACGAAGGCGGATCATGCGAGGCCGGTCCTGGTGCTTGACGATCAGCTTCAAGACCTTTTCGAACACCTTCTTCCAGCCAAGTTCCGCCTGATTGCGGGCGATCAACTCAACTTGTGAATATCGGCTGTCCATCTGGTTGTTGGAAGCCGTAGCTGTCTGGTTCTGCAGCGTGAGCGGGTCCAGCGCCATTGTCGCGCGGGAAACGCCAGTGCGCATCTCCGTGACCGTGTCCATGTGCTGCAGGCCGGCGAGCACGTTCTCCATGATGGAGGGTACGATGTTGTAGTTGACCGGCAATGTACCTTGCTTGCGAAGCAACACACCGCCAACCGTAGGGTTGACGAGCTCATCCATGTTGATGATGCTGCCTGCCTCGATATCGAGACGAGGATTGTTCACCTGATACGCATTGTCGAGCATCTGACGGGTCATGACCGTCTTGATTTGTTGGATGTCTACGACTTCACCGGCAAGGGAACGGCTCTGGAAGCGATGCGGGACGGGCTCACACGGGATTTGCGTAAAGCACGGCTCATCATCCCACACTTCCCAATCGAGAAGTGCTCCGGCCCCGCCATTGCCGGCATAATAGGCGAGCACCGTCTCAGCGATACCGTCTCCGTTCACGTCGGCCTTGATATAGCATTCGTAAAGCTCGATCAGATCGGTTGATCTGTCACCCTGCGAAAAGCCCTCGAATTCTCCGCGCTGGAAGTCATCGCCATATGGTGCATAACTGGTTGTGTTTCCGGGAAGACCCTCGACAATGTCACGGTCGAAACCAAGCTTGATCAGGCCTGACCGTGTCATGTGCGGATCACGGTGGGCAAGGAAGCGCGCATCCTCAATGTTGATCGACGTGCGGTCCTTGAGGAAGTTTTCCGGCTCAATTGCCTGTATCTTGATGCGACCCTGCGACTCGACGCGCTTGATCTTCACATCGTAGATCGGGACGGACATGCTTTCGCCCATGTCACCCTGAAGTTCAATCGTGTCCTCGCTCTGGGAAACGATCTCAACGTCCTCGTCTTCGAGCAAGAGCGTCAACGCTTCGGCACTTAGGCCTGTATGCGTCGAATACTCGCAAATCTCGCTGTCATCCCACCATGTCTTAACGATGCCATCAGCGAGCAACAGGCTGTCATGCGTTGCATCCCACAGGATACGATACCCGTCGTTGTCGTTCCAGAAGATGAAGTTCGCATAGTCCGAAGCCTGATCGGTAAAGTCTTCATCACCGGGCCGGCGCGGCTGATAGTCCACCATGCGATCCGATGCCGTGAACACGCGGATAATACCTGGCAGTGTCCAGCCCATGACATCGGACACGTCACGCGTCTGGAACTTCGACCAGCCATCCGCAGACGGCGTGTCTTCCATGATGCCGTTGTAATACTTTTCATTACGCGACAGGCTTTCGGTGAAGTCCTTGTCACGGAGAAGGCGAGCGTCCGCAATCTCAGAGGCAATAAGCGCCTTGAGCGACTGTTCGCTGAACTCTTTGTCCATTCAGACTACCCAATTCCGTTTGGCGAGGGGCGCTTTGTATTCAGCCGGCTCTTCGTAGATCACAGCACCAAGACCAAAGGCGTCAGCGCCATGGCTGGCCCAATCATGCTCTGGACCAAGGCCGATGTTGCGGGCCTCGTCCTTCTTTTCGTGATACCAGCCAAGAGCGGCGCGGCCTGCTTCTGTCGTTTCTGCGTTGAACCACATGCGAGGAAACAATCTGCGGGCCATCTCGATACGAGCTGCAGCAGCGCCCTTCCCCTGATTGGGAACAACGGTCACGTCATAGCCGGCGGCTCTCAGCGCGCTTTCGTAGGAAACGTCGTAGACCTTGTCGTTGGTCGAACCATCGTGCGGCAACCAGAACTGCGCCTTGTTGGTCGTGTATCCTCTGGATCTGCACCATGCGAGATGAGCGGCAAGCGGTTGGCCTTGCGCTTCGTAATAATCCAGCCAGCGGATTTCCTTGCCGATGAACTGCGCTACCCAAATGACAAAGCTGTCAGCCTTTGCGCCAGTGCCGCCAATGTCCACGATCAGACGCAATGTCATCAGCGGATCGGCCGCAACGCGAGTGATGCGGTTTTCATTCTTGGCGGCTGCGAGATGCTGCGCATAATAGGCGCCGGCCGCTACAGTGAGATATCCGCCTTCCCAGATGTGGTCGTATTGATCAGGCTGCATGCGAAGGCAGTCGAGGCGTTCCTGTTCAAGCTCGGCAGTAAACCACGGATTGTCACGCCAGTTGGCTTCAACGACCGTCGCGCCGGTTGGCTTTTCAGTGCCGCGAAGCATCACATCAACCGGGTCATTCCTCAGTCGGGCGTTCCAGCTGAACCAAAGCTCCGATCCTGGCGCTCGAATAGTCGGGCGAAGAAGATTGAGCGACCGCATCGAAGCTGTCTGCGCTTCTTCCCACCATGCACGCTTGAAGCCTTCGAGCGACTTGATCGACTCTGCCGTGTGATCCTGCATGCCCTGGAAGATGATTGCGCCATCACCGGGCGTTTGAATGACATCGCGAAAGACCTTGAAGCCATCGGCCTCACCCAGGTCGAAATCACTCAGTTTCGTTTCCAGCAATCGCTTCGATGAATCAGCGAGCGTCTTTTGAACTTCACGAATGCAGACCGACAACATGCCGGGTTCCGCAAGATGCTCCTCGATCATCAGGCCGGCGAAGAAATGCGACTTGCCGCTTCCCCTGCCACCATGCGATCCTTTGTAGCGAGATGGAGCCAATAGCGGCTCAAACACCTCAGCCGTCGGTATCTGTAGGTTTCGCACTGATGATTTGGCGAGTGATGGTGTGGACGAAGTTCAACGGGTTCTCTTCATCGCCGCTGATGGACTGAGGAACCTTGCCGTCTACGCGATCGGCCAACTCCTTGATCGCATCCATCTTGCCTTCCTCAGCCGCTTCAATCAGCCTTTTAGCTATGAGACGAAGTCCGCGCTGGTTTTGCTCAGCAGCAGCAAGCTCAAGCCTCAGCGCGTCCCTGAATGGCTTTTCCTGCTTGCGCCCGCTGTTTGGGTTTCCCGCCATTTTAAAATCACTAACCGTTTGTTACTTAATTCCGACAAGACCGGTTGCGGTCGTGCCAGTGGACCAGATGCGGGTGGCTCTGCACGGGATTGTTCCAGCCGGAAGAGCATACGTGTCTGTAACGCCTTCCGGGTCCGTGATCTTCACGTTGCCAGCAACACCAACGATCAATGCGCGGGTGACGTTGGCTAGGTCCGTGCTGTCACTGGCTGTGAAATTAAACAGTAAGCCGCTGTCAGTAGCGCCAAACTTTCCTGATAGTCTGTCGGCCATGTGGGGCTCCTGAAACGCGATAGGCCCCGGAATGGGGCTTGGTTCAATCTATTGGTGTTGAAAGCGCGTGATTTTGGTCACTTCTGATGAGTGCCTTCAACGCCTCGTTGCATTCTTGCAAGCGTGCGGCTATGGAGCCAATGCTGCGCTTCCTCAATCTTCGTGAGTGCCAAT